GTATATAACATTGGGTATGGAACTAACTACTCTATAGTTGAAATTGCTAATATGATTTCAGATGATATTGATTTTATTCCGCCAAGAATTGGAGAAGTTAAGGAAACTTTAGCATTAAATGCAAAGTTTAAAAGATTAACTGGGTGGACACCACAGACATCTTTGGTTAGTTGGTTGAGATCATGACAGAAATGATTAAAGCAATAGTTAACGGAGAGTTTGAAATTATATTACCAAAGCATCGTGCAGACAGACCTGAATGGTATACAGAAAAGGGTTGGGAAAAAAACAGATTACAATCAATGCATAAAAATCTTGGAACTAATGACGTAATTTATTATGTTGGTGGAGAAGAAGGCGAGATGGCTGCTTTATGTCAAATTTGGGGAGCAGAGACTATAATATTTGAACCAAATCCAAAAGTTTGGTCTCATTATCCATTAATCTGGAAGGCAAATAATTTAAAAAATCCAACAATTTGCATTCCTGGATTTGCTTCAGACAAAAATAATAGCCTTACACGTATTTATTATAACGAATTTCCACCAGAATCAAATTTAAAAATTGAAACAGCGCATGGATTTAAAGAACTATACCTTGAAGGAGACACTTATGGTCAAATTACCATAGATTCTTGTGTATATGATCATGGCATTAAGCCTCCTACTGCAATTTCTTTAGACGTAGAGGGCAGCGAAGGTCGTGTTTTAAGGGGTGCAGAGGCTGTTTTAAAAGAGTTTAAACCTAAGATCTGGCTATCTGGTCACCCAGAGTTTATGATGCAACAATGGAATGAATACTTATATGATTTAAGATTTTGGTTATGGGAATTAGGATACAAAGAAACATTGCTTGATTATCAACATGAAGTACACTTATATTATGAGCCATCTTAAAGCATACCTATACTCGCATGATGGAAAAGATTATGCGAATGATAAATGGGATTATGGCTTATTAAAAGAAATTTTTAATAAAAAAAATATACAGCAAGTTCAAGTAACAAAGTTGCCCAAAGTTGATAAAGGCTTTGTTGTTATTCCTGGAGCGCAAAACATTAATCAAGAAAATAAAATAAATAAAGAATTAAACAATATTGAAAAAGTTGTATTGTTTGTAACGGGAGATGAAGAAGCAACTTTTAATATTAATGCTATAAACCATAAAAACATAGACATTTGGATACAGTATCCACATGAAAATCACTATAAATATAATAAATTACCTCTTGGTGCCCCACAACATTTAAAACAAAACATTCCAAAATATCCAATAAAAAAATATGATATTTACTTTGGTGGTCAAATAACACACTCTAGAAGACAGCAACTTGCTAAAATTATGCCAAGTCTGCCTAATGCCTTATATAAGCCTACGGATGGATTTGCCAAGGGTGACAATCCTAAAAAGTATTACGAAAATTTATCATTATCAAAAATTTGTCCTGCTCCTGCTGGCGCACAAGTTATAGATTCTTTTAGATTTTATGAAACATTAGAAATGATGTCACTTCCTGTGGGAGATTTAAAAAATTTTAAAAGCATAGAAACAGATTTTTATAATCAAATGTTTGAAAAAAATATACCAATAAAGTTACTCTCTAATTGGGAAGACTTAAAAAATATTTTACCAAATTTATTAGACAACTATCCAAACAATATGCATCAAGCAGTTGCTTGGTGGATTAAATATAAAAGAGATCTTTCAAATACAATTATGAAACAAATCAATGCAAAAAAATGATATAACAATTGTAATGGCAACATCTGTTTTGCCATCTCATCCAAGCACTAGCATGATAGAACAAACAATTAATAATATTAGATTTCATTTCCCAGATAATGAAATTATTATGCAAATAGATGGTCTTAGGGAAGAACAAAAAAATAGAAAAAGTGATTATGATGAGTATAAAAATCGTATATTGTGGAAATGTTTACATGAATATAAAAATATAGTACCTATTATATTTGATAAACATAGTCATCAAACGAATATGATGCGTGAAACAATACATGAAATTAAAACGCCACTAATACTTTATGTTGAGGGTGATGCACCACTAGTTACTGATTGTGAAATTGATTGGCAAAAATGTTTTGATATGTTTGAATATGATAGGGCAAATACAATTAGATTTCATTTTGAAGCATCAATTCCTAAAGAACATAAACACTTAATGTTTGGTATAGAAGATGGTTTTATGAAAACTGCACAGTGGAGTCAAAGACCACATTTAAGTAAAAAAACTTATTATAAAAATACTATTTTGCCAAATTGTTTAGATAAATTTTTTATAGAAGACACGTTTCATGGCAAAATACAAGACGATGTATTACCTTATGATGTTTTTGATGAAGGTGGTTGGAACAAACATAAGTTATGGATTTATCATCCAGAAGGAAATATTAAAAGATCTTATCACTTAGATGGTCGTGAGGGTACAAGAAAATATACAGCAGATGATGATATCTGGGGGTATAAAGAATGAGACTTGGAATTATAGCAAGATGTGATAACACTGGTCTTGGTAATCAAACAAGAGAGTTAGTTAAGATGTTAAATCCTCATAAGATATTGCTTGTTGATTCTTATTCTTTTAATAATAATAAGCAATACCCGCACTGGTATGACGGATATGATGTAATAAAAACAATAAAGGGCATGCCTAGAATGAAAGAGGTTCTTGCCTTTCTGGATGATGTTGATGTTGTTATAAGTTGTGAAACATTTTATCATTTAGATTTTGTAGACATAGCAAGAAAAAGAAATATAAAAACAATATTGCAATATAACTATGAATTATTTGGCAATATGGTTAATCCAGAATGGTCTTTGCCAGACGTATTATTGTCACCAAGTGTTTGGAATATGGACATTGTTGAAAAAAGGTTTGGATCAAAATGTAAGGTATATCATTTGCCACCACCAACAGATACCTTATTGTTTAATGCTGCAAGAGAAAATAATTTATCAAAAACACACAAACGAATACTTCATGTTGCTGGTAAAAAAGCAGCCAAAGATAGAAATGGAACTAACACTGTAGTAGAAATGCTCAAACATTCTAGTGCAGATTATGAACTTGTAATAACAACACAAACACCGTTAGACTTTATAACTAAAGACAACCGTTTAAAAATAAACAAAGATAATGTTAGAAATAGGGAAGATTTATACAGTGGCTATGACGCTATGGTTCTTCCTAGACGCTATGCTGGTCTTTGTTTACCTATGAATGAGGCTTTGATTTCTGGTCTACCCGTTTTTATGACAAACATATCGCCTAACAATCAAATACTTCCAGACAAATGGCTAATAGATTCGAATAAGATTAGTGAGTTTAAAACTAAATCAATGGTAGATGTATATGAGGCTGATGCGGTAAAATTAGGCAAAGCAATTGATAATTATATAAGTGATCAAAAAATAAATAAATATAAAAATAATGCAATTGAAATTGGATTTAATAATTTTTCAGTTGAAAGTTTAAAGAATAAGTGGTTAAAGATTATTAATGAATAAACAGAAAAGCCAGCCCATTTCTAGACTGGCTATCTGATAGAAGATAAATTACTTCTTGGCAGCCCCCTTTTTTGCTGGTGCCTTTACGGACTTAAGAGCCTTAGCAACTTCTTTAGCATCAGGTAGGATACCAAATGCTGAATCATTAGGATTAAGTGCTCTCAATGCGACTGGTGCAATAGCAGCAACTAGTGCAGCCCATAGATCTTTTGGATCTGTTACGCCAGCCATGTAAAGCGCAATTGCTGCACCAAGAACAGATCGTCCATATGATGCTAACATCGCTTTTGTCTTATCATTTAACAAGTTATTCATTATTCCTCCTAGGATATAATTTGTGTTAGTATTGTAAAGCCAATCCACAGCCCAACAATTCCTGCGACTCCCGCAAAAACTGGTGGTGCTGGCACTGGCAATTTGAATGCAGCAAACACAGCACCGCATCCAAAACCTGTTAATACTGAAAGTAATATGTCTCTCATGTATTTTTTATTTCTGATTCATTTGGCAAAAACTTTTTTAAATCTTTATATGCAGTAGTTATTTTTTTCATGCCATCATTTAAAGGATTGCCCTCCTGCAAAGAACTAAACTCATCAAAATAACTAATAGTTGGATCTACATCTTCAACAAATTTAACTAAACCTTTTTGAACATCTTCAATATATGTAAAAGCCCAGTCACGAGAGTCTGATAAAAACTTAATAAAATTTTCTCTATGTATGTCATTATCAGTTAATTCTTGATTTGCTTTAACTGATTCAGCCTGTTGATTAAGTTTAAAGTTTTCTAAAAATAATTGAGCGGAAGTTAAACTAACATTTCTTAATTTATATAAAACTGACAAATATGATATAGCAAAAGAAAATGATAAAACAATAAAAAATATTAACAAACCATTTCTCATGATGCTACTCTCCCCTCAATATGAGTTGCCCAATAATATAAACATTTATCACAACAAGTTCTATTATACTCGTTCTTGGTGTCCATGTAAAACTCAGAATAGTAGATAGGATCTTTACGATATAAGTTAGCCCTATGAGTGATATTTACACGGTTTATATGAGAAGGCTTATTCCAGACTGGCTTATCAGTACCCCAAATCTGCCCACAAACAGCCTCTAGAGCCTCTATATTAGACTCGTTCTTGTCTGTCCTTATACCCCTTACCTTAGCCTCTTTAATCATGACTTTAGCGTAATTGCGTAATGACCATTCAGCATTTTTCCACATCAATACCGCTGGATGATTGCGCCATGCCCCTGATGGAGATTTGCCAGACAAAATCTTAAGTATTTGATAGGCTTCTAATGTCTGTTTATTTAATCTTTTATTATCTAATATTTCTGCACATTGTTTATAATCTTTATAGGGTAGAAAGGTTTGCATTATTTAATAGCCTCTCTAGTAATCATAACTATCGCTCCGTTATCCTCTAAAGCCTTCTTTACTCTTACCATATATTCTATCGCCTGTCGCTTCTCTGTGTCAAATAGACGCATAAACATAGCCTCATTAGCCTTAACTGTAATAAAGTGTTCGTTGTCTATAATGTCTACCTTGAAGTTTTTAGGGGCTGGTATTGAATGAAAAGCCATTTTCATTTTATCTGTATACATTATTTTTCCATAGTTAAAGATTGCCAGGTATTTGACCAATCTTGTTTGGTTTTATGATTATTAAATTCTTTTGAAACTTCTCCACCTTCTAAATAAACACCACCCCAAACTCCCCACTCTTTACCAGATATACCTACAGCAAAACATGTTTTGGCTACTGGACACGTTTGACACATAGAATCAACAACTCCACGAGTAGATGGGTTGTCTTCATATTTATCAAAGTATATATTAGTATCAAGTCCTAAACATATAGCATTATCTTTCCATAAATGCTGTTTCATTTTTAATCTCTATATTTATTCGGAATATCCCAGCCAAGACGAGTAGGTGAATAAATTTTATGAATATACCATTTATCTTTTACTCTAATGCCTTTTGGTGATGTTTTTGCAATATCTGATTCTTTTAAATCAACAACATCCCAGCCACGCCAAAACAAATTGTTATTTTTAGCAACAATTTTTTCCATTGTATTTAAACTTTTAATAAACATAAATACCCCCTAGTATTTAAATATGCCAACCTCTATGTTTTTTAATTGTGCCTCTGAAACTAGTTTAGATACATTCTCATTTGGCTTGCTTAAAAAAGCAAAATAATTTATTTGATCTAAATTTTCTTTCATCCAAAGAGGAGCAACCTTGTAAAATTTTATTTTTTTACCTCTTGCCCTCATTCCTTTTTCTGACACATTGGAAAATTCTGAAACAAAAGAATTTACCTTTGTAGGACCAACGGAATAAATAATGAATTCTTTATCTTCTTTATTCATATTTGACATGGCAACACCCATAGAGCGAATAAAAACTCCATAGTCATTGAACTCATTTGTTCCCTGAACTGCCACGATCATTTCTTTCCCCATCCCTCAAACTATCTAGTATAAATAGCATCTTATCTAATTCTACCTTTGATAGGCTATCTATGTCAACTGGCTTTGTAGTATTTTTTTGTACCTCACCATTAATAGCCTCTGCAACATAAAATTTATTGTTAGATACCCAGTAAGCCTGATTATCTAAAACAATAACTTTAATCATACCCTTTTCTCTATGCTTTGTCAACTGCGTAAAGTTATTATTATTTGCTAAAGAAATTGAAAAAAAATGTTTTAACAACTTATGTACATCACTTTGACGAGACAAAGTTGTAGAAACTTCCACTTTTTTATTTTTCTTTGTTCTTTTAATTATAAACCAAAAAGTGCATAATGTCAAGAATACTGCTATTAATTCTTGCATTATTTCTATATTCTATTTTTTAGTTGTAGCAGATTTGTTATTTGCCTGTAGTTCTACGGCAGCATCATAAAGTGCGGTAATCCTATTTAACTTTATTTGCATTTGCAATATGTTAAATTCAAGATCCGAACTTTTTTGTTTATAAAAAATAACTAATTGTTTTATTTCATCTAGATTTAAATCCTCCACTTTTACCCCTTTCTAAAACTAAATGGACTTCCGTTCCAAACCTTTTCAACTTGTTTTTTTTCTCTTTCAACAATAGCACGACTCCATGAAAATCCTGCATCTCCACCCCATGCATCCCACATAATTCTTCCGTTAGATGGAAAGTCTGGACCACTAAAAAATCCTTTACCTTTTTTATCTACTTCATGACGAGAAAAAAATGAGTACATTCTTTTAACGGTACTTAAAGACATTGCTCTACCAGCAACTATATCTGTTGCTCTACCCCAGCCTACTGGAGTTCCAGCACCTGTTGCCTTGCCATCTTCTTTCCATTTTAAAGCACGACGAGCAGCAGCCTTCATGCCAGATGTTGGTGTATATGTATCAGCCATTTTTCTTATTTCTCTTTTCTTGCTTTGCAGCACGTTTTTCTTTAAGAGTCATCTTTGGCTCTTTCTTTTTATTTGCATTACCCTTTTGTTCTTTATTAGCCATTTGCTACCACCCTTACTTTGTTTTTGCCTGGTCTATATGGACCAAGATCTGCTTTTATTCTACCGTCTTTTCTTAAACGGACTATTCTTCCATCTTTAATTTGTAATGGATTAAAACCATGATCTTTAAAATATGAACCTGAAGATTTTTTAGACATTATTTTATAAAATTTCTTGGATCTAATAAACCATCATCCCAGATAGTTTTTGTTATTGTTTTTTCTGATTTGTATGTTCCACCACGACGTTTATATTCTTGAACTACCCAAGAGTTAGCAACTGCAGATGGATATACATCAAACTTATCTTTTGCTTCTTGAATAATACGTGCATAAAGTTTAGCGTTTGCTGGTTCACTACCGCCACGACGTGGCTTAATAAATTCATCATAGTCTGGTTTTTTTGCTTTATCAATTTCATTTGATTTGCTAACAGGAACACAATTAGGAACCATACGTCCATCTTTTTCTTTCATTCCTCTTTGTTCATAACCAACCCAACATGCTTTTGTCATGTTATCCCATTTGTCTTCTTTTTCGTTTTCTGAATGATAAGACTTCATTGTTTCTTCTGCATCCATGCTATGCTCCTTAATATCTATTTTTTGTGCATCCGCATGCATCATTCCAATGCTATAAGCGGTTGGCTCCCACTTATTATTTTCTTTTTTATAAATTCTAACAGACATAGCAGGATTTTCTGGTGGTTTTGACTCAAGAGCATATCTAGATCCAGGAGTACCAAGGGTTCCACCTTCTATCATTATGTGTTCAACCATACCGTGAATTAAACCTTCGGTTGTTGTACCCATTACAAAATCGCCTTCTACAATGTGAGCCATATTTCAATTATATCAGAGTTTAGGGTGAAGCAACCTCATAAGTTCAAATAAATTCCATCTATCTTTTTTAGATAACCCCTCTACTGCTGCTTTATCAAAAGATTTTTCTGAAAGCGTGATAATTGGATCTGAGGCAAGTAGGTCTATATTGACAAACCCTTTTTCCCATAAACCCATAACACAGGAGTTGACCTCATTCATATGCTCATGGTATAAATCTGGCATAATATTTTTAATTTTAGGAGTAAAGGAATATAGCAACTCTCCTGTTTCTTGATCTACCCCCACGGTTTCTAAACCACCTTCAAGGATAAGTTTTTCAATCATTTTATCGTCTTTATTCATTGCCAATAAACTCCAATAAGGATTGTTTGGTTTGTGATCCTGTTATACGATTAATCTCTTTACCGTCTTTAAATAAAATAAAAGTTGGAACTGATTTAAGTTCAAAAGATCTAGCCATTTCTTTTTCTATGTCTACATCAACCATTTGAAACATACCAGAAAAATATTCTCTATTTAACTCTTCAACAATTGGTTTTACTTTTTTGCATGGTTGACACCAGTCTGCGGTAAAATAAATTATTGTTTTCATTTGCCAGATTTTGCTCTAGCCCTTTTAAGTGCTTCAAAATCTTTAATTTTAGTTTGTCCAAGATATCCCCAGGCATATCCATCATTAATCATTTTATCATTTAATGATTCTGAATCTCCATTAATATACAGCCAACCTAAAATACGACCATATTTTTCTGATGAATTCATTTTTTCAGTTTTAATTACAACAGATTTTGCATCCTTAAGATATTTCTTTAAGTATTCTTTAGATTCAAGACCTAAAGCCTTTTCCATTTTATCTGTTGTTCTTGATTCTGGTGTATCTATACCAGCCAAACGAACACGGGAAGAAAATAAAATATCAAACCCTAAATCAATAATTACATCAATGGTATCACCATCAACTACATTTTTTACTTCTCTGACAAAATACTGATACATTATATTCCTCCAATTGGTTTATTTGCTATAAGTTTTTCACGTTCATCTAGCACCTCTAACATAAAAGACATCATCTTTTTATATGATTCTGGGTTATTCATTATCTTATCATAGTGATGAATGCAAAACATTAATTCTCCAGAAGCACCCTTGACCTTTACTAATGCTTGCGCTTGACATTTATCACAACGATCTTTTGCATTTAAAATCCATTGTTTTGGCTTTACACTTGGATGATCCTTAATAGCACTGTTCATAGTCTTATTATACATCTACTTTCTGTTATCGGTTGAATAGAATCCACTACCATTAAAAATTGCAGCAGGAGCACTCCAAAGTCTTTGCATTGATTGATTACAACATACTGGATATCTATCTTCATTTATTGTTTTTTCAAATTCAATTTGTGAAGAACAAGCAGAACATTTATAATCATATCTTGGCATTTAGGTACTCCTTTCTTTTAAAAAATAGTGAGCAGTTTATGGACATGCTCAGGTCTTATATATATTATACAGTGTTAGTTACTTTTTTGCAACTTTAATAGCAATTTCTTTTGGCTTTTTATCCTCTGGAATAATGCGATCAATATCAATGTGTAACATACCATCTTTCATTTCAGCACCAGTTACTTCCATGTATTCACCAAGTGCAAATGTGCGAGTAAATTTTCTACCAGCAATTCCCTTATGAACAACTTCTGCATCTGTTGCTTCAACAAGTTCCCCCTTGATAATTAATGTTCCATTATCTACAGATACATTAATATCATCTTTAGAAAATCCAGCAACGGCTAAAGATAATTTATATTTATCTTCATTTAATTTAATAATGTCATATGGCGGATATGCCTGACGAGTTGCTAGATTGTGTACTGTATTAAAACGGTCCAACTCTCTGTTGAAACCAATAAAAAATGGATCCTTAAAAAGATCCAATGCAAATGAACTTACCATGTTATATTCTCCTTTTCAGCGAGTTTCATTTTTGTACCCCCGTTTGGCAGGTACAATCCTATTATACCATTATTTGAGCCTCCTGTAAGATTTGAACTTACGACAACCCGCTTACAAGGCGGGTACTCTACCACTGAGTTAAGGAGGCAGTACCCCCAAGGAGAATTGAACTCCTGTTACCACCGTGAAAGGGTGGTGTCATAACCACTAGACCATGAGGGCGTGGAGCGGATAGCGGGAATCGGACCCGCACATTAACCTTGGCAAGGTTACGCACTACCACTATGCAATATCCGCTTGGCTGGGTTGGTAGGATTCGAACCTACGACTTAGGAATTAACAGTTCCTCACTCTGCCAACTGAGTTACAACCCAAAGCCAATTACGCAAACAAAAGATTAATTTGTCTTGTAATTCTACCAAGTTTACTTAACAAAGAACTATATGAGTTATCTGATAAATATTTTTTAACTAATGTCAATAGTTTACTTTCTGAAGTAATAACTTCACTTGTATTGCTAGATCTTAACTGAACAGTTGCGGTTGAACTATCAGTATTTGAAGTAGTTGCAGTAGTTGTATCAGTTACAGTAGTTGCAGTAGTTACAGTACATTGACTAATACAGGCTCCTGAACCAGTATCCCAAGTTCTACCACTTGTTGAGTCTGTTGCTATTCCATTTTGAATGGTAGTTGTAACAGTTCCAGAATCATTTTTAATTGCAAATTGATTTTGGCTATATGTTACATTTTGACCATGCCAACCAGCAACATTTCCCTCTGGAGATGCATTTGTTTGTGAAATAATACTACTTCCAACTGGACACCCCATATATTCAGATGTCATTGTCTTGTCATTACCTGCAAAGTAAGAGCCACCAACAATAACTCCACACACATATCCAGTAGGATGAACAACTGCATAACCATTTAATTGGTCAGTTGTTGAGGTGTTGTTATTTGTTGTTGAGTTAGATGGTGCATTTGTTGATACCGTCGCAGTATCAGCAACTGGCGTTGGCGTAGGCGTTGGCGTAGGCGTTGGCGTAGGCGTTGGCGTAGGCGTTGGCGTAGGCGTTGGCGTAGGCGTTGGCGTAGGTGCTGGCGCTGGAGGAGTTGGTTTTGGATCACAAACAGTGTTTGTAGATGCTGACCAATTAGGACTTGTAGTTGTTCCCAAGTTTCTTCTTACATAACTAAAAGAACAATATGCAGTTGGTCCTCCAGGAACGCCATAATCATGTAGTCCTCTTACAGTTACATTAATTTCAGTTCCAGGATCGGAACAAGGTAGTTGACCAAAAGTATTAATACCACCAACGTTGTAGGTTCCATTAGCACAAGTCTCAGCATATGCAGGAGTTTGAATTAATGTTAAACCTAATACAGTTACAATTCCCACTACTATTTTTTTCATTTTACCCCTTTTACTAGTTGTTTTTTATTTTAATTACTACTTGACAAGGGTCTCCACCCTCTTCCCATTCACGGGCTTCTTCATCGCTCATGTATGGATCTCCATCATGAGTATTACAGAACGGCTCTGTTACCCATCCCCGTTCAATTCCATTGGTTAACCAAATCTCAAATTCATCAAGATTTGATGATTCATCTTGTAGATCTTTTAATATGTCATCAAAGGTTGCCATATATAAATTATACTCTTAAATGCTTACTACGTCAACTGGACCCATGCAAGATGGACTAAATCTAATAGCAGAATTTACCGCACCCACAACTCTTTTACGAGGATCTTTAGATTTTTCTGTTGCATTTAAATAACCGTAGGCATATTCGGCACCAGACCCCATAGCCATATAATCTAATGTATATTTAGATAAAGACATATCAACAGCATTGTGTTCATATATTTGTCCTTTAATACAAATAATAAGACCTAAATCACCTTCTTTTGTGGTATCAACCCACCAGTCATTATAAAAATTTCTAAGTTGTTTAATAAATTTAGTTTGCATAAATTTATCTGTATCTTTAATATCTGGTATATATGGGTTAAAATTATAGCGAATACGCTCTCCATCTAAAGACCCAGCAAACCCAAATAAATATGGACCAAGTTTCCAAACCTTTGGTGCAGTTAAAGGTAAAATAGTATTATCATCTGAGGCACCACGATCACCTGCCATATATATCTTGTCTTCGTGGCGAACTACAGCCAAGACTGTCATATTG